TCATATGGAATCATTCTCGTCCTCATTGAAAAAGGGATATTTCAGGAGCATTTTCTGGAATTGGCCTTCATCCTTAATTGGAAGCTTGCGCTGCGGAGATTTATAATAACATTTCTGGTGAATGACGGTGTTGATAATATCAAGGAACACTTTCTCGTCTGGCTGAACCGGTTCAGAACAAATCGGGCAACGCAGGCGGCCGACGATTTTGAACATGGAATCACCTCCTGATACTTCATTCCACAAAAATAAAAAAAGCCCTGCCAGACGGCAGGGTTATTTTACGCGCAATTTTTGTCCCACACGAATCAAGTTGGGATTTTTAAGTCCGTTGAGCTTCTGCAACGCCGCAACGGTTGTGTTGAATTTTTTCGCGATTTCGGAAAGCGTGTCACCTTTTTGTACGGTGTACGTTTGAGGCGCTGGTTTGGACCGCATTGCTTCTACTGCACTTGTCGGTTTTATTACTTGTTGCAGTGGGCGTTTACCCGCTCTCAAATCAGCAAGGGAAAGGCCGAACGTGTATTGAAAATGAGGATAATCCTTGAAATCCTTCCAATCGCCGCCCCATTCGAGTCCGAGTGACTTTCCGATTGCGCCAACACGTTTCCATTTCTCATCCACATTCCAACTCACGCTGCCATCTGGATTCAAGATAGCAAAATCAAAGGCTAGTCCGAAATTGTGATACGAATAGCCACCTTTTGCATTGGTTACAATTTTCCCCGGTTTCGTGCGACCTTGGGCATATAGTTCGTTTTGCTCTTCAATCGTTCGCAAGCCTTGTGTAATAATAACGTTGATTCCTCCTATATATGCCGCCGTAATCAATTGACGTGCTTTATCCGCGACGACAGGATGAACGTCTTTTAATTTGGCTTCTGCTTTCTCCAATAGTTCTTTTAATCCGATAGTCATTGCTTATCCTCTCCTTTCCCACTTTTTCCTTTCAACACTTCCACCGCTTGTGTAAGTCGTTCCGGCACTGGCACTCCCATTCTTCCCGCATTTTCAAAAATGCTTAGCAGCTCGTTGGCCATATAAAAAACGATAGTCGCATCTCGGAACATATTTTTCGTTCCAAGCGCGCTATCGACTTGATGAGCGAGAGCTACCATGACAAAAATCATGACCTTCTTGGCTATCCCTTTGAACCCGATTTTGCTCGATAATGTCTTTTCTGTATACCCGGCAACGAGCCCACTGCCATAATCAATAACTGCCATCCAAAACAGTGCGACAAGTAACCCCGTGGATTCACCAAAAAACAAACCAGCAAGGCCACCAACAACAGCCGCGCCGGTTTTGTAAGCCATTTCTAACCGTTCCATAAAACCACGCCTTCCTATACGATTTTCCCTACAACAACGCCTTTGACGAGCATCACACGGTCGTTTGCAGCTGGAGTGTAACTCGCCAAATACGGGTATGCCTTCCCAGATACGGTACTTTCCCCGTCAAAAATGAGACGAGGGCGACCGCCACTGTAATTCGGGTCTACCCTCGCGAATTGAATGATTTTTTCTTGTTTCGGATTTTTGAAGTTCTCAATAAAAAAATCCGTGTTAATCACGGCATCGCCTCCTAGATATTGATAATCTTGCGCACTTCATGTTTCATCCTTGCTCCGGCCTTGAGTGACATGGTCCAGCTTGTTTCGACGTATTTTCCGCTGATACCTAACGGAGAGTATTCAATTTGCAATACGTCTGAGTAGTCATGCAAAGGATTTAGCGCCGTTTCAAACGTCAGCTTTCCATACACTTGTGAAGCTTCAAATGCGATTCGTTGTACATATGCGTCAAGCGACTGCTGATCGGCGATGTCGGTCACTTCGCGATAGTCAACGATCGTGCGACCTCGATTCACCGTGCTTGTCGGGCTGTTCGGGTTGCTGTTAGTGTACGATGACATCAGTGACTGCTCCGCGTTCGAGCATACGACTACCCATTTGTTCGGCACGTTGAACAAGTCAAGTTCCTCTTCCATGCCGGGGTAAACAATGCTCAGTTCATCATCTTTGTATGTGTATTCTGCAGCACGGATCGATGGACTGCGATATGTCATGCTTGTGAAATATCCGTAAACATCAACATAAATCGGTGTGTAGTTGATGGCTTGGAGAAGCGTATTGATCGCCTCTAATTTTTCAGTTCCGGGTGCAAACTCCATTGCGACAGGCAGCACCTTGTCAGTCTGCTCGATGTTGTGTTTGGTGATGCCGGCGCTCGCCAGAATATCGATAACGGCTTGCCGATAGTTCGTGCCGGCCGGAACTGTATACCGCGTATCGAATTTGTCGTCGCGGAGAATGAGAGTGCCGTCATATGCCTCCACATCGCGATATACGTTATTGTTGCTATCTTTCCGCGTCGGACTGCTTAATAAAAAAATACCGAGGGGGAACTCTATATATTTTCCGTCTCTCATCTTCAAAAGCGCAAAAGGTTGAATGCGGTCACTTAACCAATTGATTTCGCCGCGATCTTTCAAACGGAATCTGGCCGTCCGTTTGATTGAATCGAGGGAAGCCATGCTGACTTCCCCATCGATCACTGAATCCAGCTCACCTATTTTTTGATCGTTCTTGTTCAACAAATCATACCGAAACTTGAAATGCCTCTGACCGTATTTGCCATGAATGGTATCGACGATTTCCTGTTTCGAATATGGATAGTTTGATAGTGAGAGCATCTATACCTCCTCCACATAGGACACTTCTTCAAACGTGAGGCTAACCGTATTCCCGTACATCTCATCGTCAAATGGCAGTTGAAACACATGGCAGAACATTTTCCTTCCTCTTGCATCGCGATAGCAGAGTGTATTTTTGGAGTGAATCAGCTTCTCAAGCGCTTCTTTGTCGCCGCTGTCTTTAAGCAAAGTGATCTTCACACTCACACTTCTCTGTTCTGTGTCATCATACTCCGCAACCGGCAATCTTCGTCCTGCAAATTGCATCATTGCCGCAGTTGGTTGCCAATTTTCGCTGCGGTCGCTGATGAGACGGAATTGATGCAGTGTCCCCGCTGGATTGTCCGCTTCGTGCAGCCAAATTCCTTGCAAAGAAATAGACTCACTAACTATCAAGCTATCGGCATATGTTCCATTTGCCCCCCAAGCACGAACGAAATACTCATATACTTGCCCGCTTGCTGGCGTGTAGTCAATAAAAGAAGCATCTGTCGGTATATTCGTTGTGATTCTCGTCCATGATGTTTCACCTTGTTTTCGTCGGTATACCTCGTTGTAGGATACGTTCGGCTGCGTTCCGGTCGGTGTTGGGTTGTCGATCGTAAGCATGATCGTTCCTTCCGCTTTGGCTGTCGTGACAACCGGAACGGCTGGCGGTGTGTAGGAAACATGGATGTTGACAGTGACGAAATCAGACCAAATCCCGTCAGCATTCTTAATGGCCAGCTGAATCCTGTAATCTGTGTTGTTTGCCAAGTTGTATTGAATGGTCTGCGCCTTGTTTGTACTGTTTACTTGCACTTCCCATAGCAAGTTATTGTTGCTATCTAGCAATTTCACATCATAAGCAACTTGCCCCACACTCGACCATTGAACGACAGGATTGGCCACAGGGACGGTTGCGCCGTTGCTGGGATCGGTGATAGTTGGACTCGTTGGTTTATCCCCTGCGAAGAATGTTTGAATGTTGGAATACGGACTTGATAATCCTGGTTGGTCATACGTCCTAACCTGCCATTCAATCGTGCCACGCGGGAATGTATTAGCTGGCGCATCCCAGTATTGGTTCGTCGTCACTTGTGTCACTGTGTTCCATGTTTGCGTTCCCTGCTGCCGCCATTGTAAATCGAATTTCGCTTGTGGATCGTTGTTCGCATCATTGTGTTGCCACGACAAACGGATTACGGACGCTCTGTCTCTTGGTACTCCTCCACTTGGAGCAAGGTTCGTTGGCACGGCTGGTGCTTGGTTGTGCTGTATCGTGAACACGCCATTCGATTCGTCCCACGCACCATAGGATGTCCCATCATAAGCACGGATACGGATTTTCGCAAGTGACGTTTCAGGTTCGTTGGTAAAATCATACGTGTACGATGTTGCGCCCGGCGTAGTTAATGCAACGATGTCTTTCCAAGTTTGTCCGTTGTTGAGTGATAGTTGAATTTGGTATCGTAGAGAGCCTTGCACTGTTTCAGCGTCGGTTGCTGGATTCCATGTAATCGTATGTTGCGCGTTCCACGTTTCCCCACCGTTTGGTGCTGTCACGGTTGGGGCGGTTGGTGGTTCGTTGTAGGTTATTTCCAAATACGGGCCGTTATAACTTGTGTTTTCACTAGATGCAAAGTATGAATAACCACCATCATTAGTAGCACTGGTCCATCTTAAAGAGATACCCTTAAAAGTTCCACCATTTGCATAATGTTGGATACATTCTTTTACAGGTATAGAACCCCATGTCCCGGGGGCAGTAAAATCACCTCGCAAACCGGGATTTCCTACATCTTGAAAGGAAGGTTGGGAATTGAAATTAACACCCCCGTTTTCACTCCAATCAGAGGTTATAACATATGGTTTAAAGTTATACCAACTAGATGCCCCAAAATCGCCTATTTTGTATATTTTTAAATAAGCGCTTGTGATAACCTTACCTAGAATAGAGGTTGGCATAGTCCATTGAAGATAAGCAATATACTGTATGCCATTATAATATCCAACATATATAGTTTCACTTGTATCGTAATTAGTACTTGTATATAAACTACTAACGAATGTATCACTTACAGCTTCGATTGTTTGAACTGTCGGGTCAATCTTAATCGGATAAACTAATCCCGTAACATCGGCCGCTAAGTCAATAAATGTTTTATCCCCATCCCTCCGTATGGTTTGCGCAACATCCCGGCGCTCGCCGTTGGCATCTTGCAACCATGCAGGCTGTAATCGTATTTCCCCTGCTGTCAAATCATCCTCTAACGGTCCATCCACCTCAAAAGAAAAGGAAGAAGGCGCACGGTCACTTTTCAAAATGATTGTCTCTTTCACGCCGTTTGGCATGACTTCGAGACAAACATCTGTATCATTCCATGCGTCCTGATAGTGAACGCAGTTCTTTTTCCCTTCCTCCAAATAGCCTTTCGCTGGGCTGGCTCCGACCGGGATGAATCGCAGCTTGGTTGCCCCCTTCCCGATCGTATACCCCCGTTTAAAGTTTTTTGGAATCCGGCAGTCAAACGGCACCTTCAACCCTTGATAGTCCATCATGTCACGGTCAAGGATGCCCTTTCTCTTCATCCGTTTCGCCGCATCTTTCATGATTCGGAACACGTCGGCCCCTTCTCTAGCAACAGGGAAATCCACTTGGTCCAAATCGGCTTCGTCATACAAGTCTGTGTCAATGTTGTGCCAATTCCCGTTTTCGTCCTGATAGTGAACATCGCCAGCATAAATTTCTGTAGTGTATGAGCCGTCGAAGTTGATCCATGTTTTGCTATTGCGAGTTCGTTTGTTGAGCATTTCCCCGACACGAAAATTTTGTGTTGGCATATCGCCCCTCCCTCCTATGACTGACGTACTTTCATTCCGAGACGGTTGAAGAAGTCATTCACCGTTCGAATTTGCTCAAGGTCACTGACCGGAATAGTGACGTTAATATTCACGTTCCCGTATCGAGACACGTTTGTTGTTTGAACTGTTCCGTATCCGCCGCCGGCCACGGCCATGCCTGGAACACTCGGAATCGTCGCCTGCGCCATTCGGTTGGTTGCAGCCACCACAGCGCTGATATTGCCCGAAATCCCTTCTGCGAGGCCTGCTGGAATCCATTTCCCTAACTCCATCATTACACGCGAAGGAGATTTTATTTGAAGGACATGCTTCATCGTATTCGCAACAGAATGCGCGATTTGTGCTACCTTCTGTTGAACCGGTTTTGTATCCATTCCGCTCACAAGTCCTTGTGTTGCATTCTTTCCGACTTGAGACATACTGTTTGTGCCTGAGAGCGATGAAGAAATCGTGTTCTGCACAATGCTAGCAATCTCTTGAGCTTTCTGGCGTAAAGGTTCCATCATTGAGTTCAATCCGTCAATGAGTCCTTTCATCGAGTTTTTGCCGATGTCAGCCATCGACGCGCTCATGAGATTGAGTTCATCCTTCGTTCCCTCTGTGATCTCCTTGATTTTTGCCATCCACTCGTTTTTGTGCAGTTCAAGCTCGGCTGCTGCTTGTGCTCGGAGTTGGGCGATTTTGTTGACATACTCAATCCGAGCCTGCTCAAGCTCGGCGTTCGCCGCCGCCCGCAACTGTTGGATTTTTGTCTGTGTATCCAACCGCATGCCTTCGAGTTCGCTAGTCGCTTGTGTGCGGGCCAAAGCATTTTTCTCTTTCCAGAGAGCCACATATTGTTGCAGTTCTTCATCAGAAAGAGAATTGAGTGCCGCGATTTCATCCACCGCTTTCGGGCCCATGTCTCGAAGTTCTTGAAGCAATCCTTCATCAATGCCTCGCGCTGCCAAGGAAACAATATTGGCTTGCCAATCACGAAAAGCCGAAACTTGGTCAGATAGATTTTGAAGCAATCCCTTTCCTGTCACATCGTTTTTGCGCTTGAATTCATCGAACAGCCCTGCGAAGCTGTACAATGATTTGGCTCGATCTTCGACGGCTTTCTCGTACTCTTCCGTCAGCTTGCGTTCATCTTCAGCAAGACGGACGTTGATTTCTTTGACCTTCTGTTCGTATTCTTCTTTAGCCTTGAGTTCATCCTGTTGTAAGCGCTCGTTGATTTCTTTCACTTGTTGAGCATATTCGTTGTTTGCTTCTAAAAGCTTATCGTTGATTTCGTTTTTCACACGGTAGATTTCTCGTTCATAATACTCGCGCTCTTCTGTACCCTGTTTGTATTTTTTAATGTAACTTTCATAGAGTGTGAGTTCTTCTTTAAGAGAAAGGTCGTTGTAGTATTTCCGCTTGTCAATATACGCTTTCTCGTTCTCAAACTGTTGCTTGAGAAGTTCGTTTTTGACGCGGACAATTTGCTTTTCAATCTCAATTCGCTCTTTGGACCCCTCTTTGTATTTTTTGGAAAGAGCTTGCCAAGCCTTGAGCTCTTGGTCTAATGACAACTGACCTAGTGCTCGCTTATCCTCGATCGCTTTCTTCGCATCTTCAAACTGCTTTTTCGCAAGAGCCGCTTGCTCTTTTGCACGCTGATCCTCGACTTTCTTAATTTCCAGCTGTACTTTTCTGACTTGCTCTGGCAACTTGGCGTATTCTTTTTGGATTTTTCGAAGCTCAGCAATGTACTGAGAAGAATTGATTTTGCCGAGTTTAAAGTTCGTTTGCGCATTTGCGAAAGCTTCATTGAATGCTTTTTTATTTGCGTCGGTTAGTTGCTTTGCATATTTCTGCTGAATTCTATAAATTTCTTTATTAGTGCGCTCTACAGCATTAGGCACGGTTGCATACTGCTTTTTTAGCTTTTCAAATTCATCGATTGCCTGCTTTGCACTGATTTTTTTGGCATCAAAGCGATACTGGATATTGCGAAAAGCTTCTTCAAATGCATGTTTTGCTGCCGCTGCCGCTCTTCTCGCAGCTGCCTCTGCATCCTTTTTCTTCGATTCAATACCTTTGGCAAAGCCTTCTGTTGTATATTTACCTAACTTCTCTGTTTCACGAGAAGGAGAATGGATGTCGAGCACATTTCTAATGGTTGTCGTGACAGAATTAGCGATACTTTTTACTTTTTCTACAACAGCTGAAGCCATCGAGGAGATGCCGTTAGCAAGGCCTTGAATGATGTCTTTTCCGATAGAGTATAAATTAATCCCTTTTAAGAAACTCACGGCGCTATTCCACATGCTTGTGATCGTGGACTTAATGCCGCTCATGATGGAAGAAACAGCGCTTTTCATAGAGGAAAATGCGTTGCTTACCGCTGATTTTGCAGTATTAACCGCGTTGGAAATAGCTGATTTAATTCCGTTCCAGATGGATGATGCTAGCGTTCGGATGCCGTTAAAAACAGATGATGTTGTAGACTTTATGTTCGACCATGTGGCGCTAACAAACCCTTTTATTGCAGAAACTGCGCCGGAAAATACTTGCTTGATTCCATTCCAGATAGAAGACAGGGCGTTTTTTAGGTTGTTAAAGATGGCTCTTGCATCGTTAGAAAGATTTTTAAAATCGCCTGTCACAAGGTCAATGATGAGAAGAACGGCACCGAGAAAGATGTTTTTAATTAAATTCCAAACACCAGAAAAATACTGTTTTAACCCGTTAAAAATTTGCTGCAAGCCGCCTTTCATGCCGTTAAACAGGTTGGTAATCCCGTTAACGAAAGGCATAATAATAGCAAGTGCTGTACTTTTAATGGCATTCCATACCGTAACAGTCACTTGCTTGATTGTTTGCCATGTAGACGATGTGAAGCTTTTGATATTGCTCCATGCGTTACCAAAAGATTGTTTAATGTTCTCTAATGTGGTACTGAACCATTCTTTAAGTGATCCCCATATTTCTGTTGCTTTCGCTTTAACCGTGTCCCAATTCTTCCACAACGCTACGCCTGCTACCGTAAGTCCTGCAATTGCCGCTACAGCAATACCAATTGGACCGGTGATGATTGCCATCGCTCCACCTGCCGCCGCAATTGCGCCAGATACCGCACCAAACGCAGTTGTAAGAGCGCCGATTCCGCTTGCTGCTGCACCGACGACGGCAAGTACTACGCCAATTGCCGCGACGATACCTGTCAGAACCGCAGCAACAGCTGCTCCGATGGCGATAAATTTTTGTGTTGCTGGAGAAAGACTATTGAATCTATCGATCAATCCTTGCAGTACCTCTGCAATCTTCCTAATCGCTGGTGCTAAAGCATTTCCTATGCTGATTTGCGCCGTTTCAAAGGCACCACTCAGGTTTTCAAGTGCACCTTTTAGATTGTCTTTCATTTTCTGCGCTGCTTCTTGGGATGCGCCGGCTGAATTTTCCAGTGATTTTGTATACTCTCTGATCTTTTGTGGTCCCGCCTCAATCAAGGTCAAAAAACCTGATGCCGCTTCCGTTCCTACCATCGCCGCAAGATTCGCAAGTTTTTGTGCCCTCGTCTGGCCGTTTAGGGATTCAGCAATGTTCTGGATCAAGTTAGCTAGGCCGACAAAGTTGCCTTTTGAATCCTCGATTTTGATGCCGAGCTTCTCCATCATTTTTGATGTTTCCTCGGATGGTTTGAGAAGCTGAATCAACCCGCCGCGCAGAGTTGTTCCGGCCTGCTCACCGCGAATCCCCGCATTCGACATGATTTCGGTCGCCGCAGCTAATTCCTCAAGGGAGATACCTAGGCTTTTTGCAATCGGCGCGGCGTATTTGAAAGTGTACTGCATATCCTGCACGCTCGCTGCCGAATCGTTCGCTGCTTGTGCGAGAACATCAGCCACACGGCTTGCTTCACTCGCGGATAACCCAAACGAATTCAATGCCGCTGAAACTGTATCTGCGACTAGCGCCATATCCTCACCAGATGCCTCTGCCGCCGCAATGACACCCGGCATGGCCGCGATAATCTGATTCGTTTTGTAACCCATCGTCGCCATAATTTCTTGTGCTTGGGCTACTTCTGTTGCGGATTTGGAAGTCGATGCACCAAGATCAAGAGCCGACTTTTTCAATTTCTCCAGTTCAGCTGGTGTAGCACCAGCAATGGCACCAACTCGGTCAATTTGCGCCTCAAAATCCATTGATTTTTTGACCGCAAACCCTAATGCGCCACCAATTGCCGCCGTCGCCGCACCAAATGACAAAGCAATATTCTGTCCTGCTTGTTGCATTCTACCGCCTACATCCTGAAGACGTTGCCCCACCTCATTCAGCTTGGCGTGCATTTTCTCCCAGGCTGTCGCGTTTTGGCTGACATCTTGTGATAGCTTATCCAGTTTGACGCTAGTTTGTTGGAGTTCGTTTTCGAGTTTTTTCAAATCTCCAACAGCCTTGTTGTACTGAATGAGCAACTTTTCTGTTTCGGCAGCCTCTCGTCCCTTTGTAGCCGCTGACTCTTCATATCGGCGCTTCAACTCTTGAACTCTCGCACTCTGCAAATCAATCTTTTTGGTCAACATATCTGACTTCGCACGCAAGCCTTCAAGAGTATTTTCAAATCCTTTTATTGAACCGCCGGCCGCTTTAAATTCGCTTTCAACAGCTTTCAGTTTCCGGTTTATTTCTGCAAGACTGCGCGTGAAATCAGCACTATCTAAACCAAGCGATACACGCAATACGCCAACCTCTGCCATATTTTCACCTCCTCGCTAGAAAAGAACTTGGTCAATGAATCCCGTTTGTGTTTCCTCTTGTTCACTGGTACCGTGCATTTTTCTATGGACATCGCAAAGTGCAAAAAATTTCCGTGGTGTACAACGCCAAAAATCCTTCTCATTCATTCCTAAAACCACTGTTCCGGCGTACAAAAGCAAAGGCCAATCCCAACCTTTTTCCTCAAGATCGGGATTGGCCTCTAGTTTTTTGGTTCAGGAAGAGCAGTATTCATCGCCTCCGCAACTGCCTGCGCCAACTCAGAAATATTTGCAATATCAATCATTTTTCCTACTTCTTTTTCTGTCAGGCTCTCATCTTCATGCAACAAACCGGCCCACAACAAAGTACGAAGCGCCTTCATCGAGACATTTTCAAGCGCTTTAAAAGCTTCTGTTATGCTACCGAATTTATCCTCAATCTCACAAAAAGCGTTTAAGTCAAAGACAAGATGCCGTTCTTTATCCAACTGAACAGGAATTTTCTTCACTTTCACATCTTTCACTGACATAAAATCTCCTCCTTTTGAAACTTAAAAAGGCAGCACTAGGCTGCCTCTTTCATTATGCAGTTGTAAACTTGCGAACCTGTGCTTGAGCCATGTAGTTGCCCGCCAAATCGCGTACACCTGTCGTTGCAATGATTCGGTACGCCGTTGCCGCAGAAAGGTTGGCGCTTGGCGTGAATGTGATTGTTGTTTTGTCGGCGCTTTGAGAAAGAGTACCTGCCACAACGGAACCATCACTATCCTTGATGACCATGAAGTTCGAAGCATTCACGCACTCAGGGGCAATCGCTTCACTGAAAATCCATTGTACTGTTGTAGAAACAGCAACAGACGTCGCGTTGTTAGCTGGCACCGTATTGCTCAATGTAGGCGGCGTCGTATCCGCAGTCACGTTCACAACAGCGTTGAACCACGTAGCCGCTTGCGTGAATCCTGCTTCATCTTCATCGCCAATTGCTTGCCACACACCGTCATAATCACGTTTAACGAATGTCCCCTTCAATTTAGGCGTTTGGAACGAAGGTTTGTCTTCTTTTGTTTTGTACTCTTGTTCAGGAGTTTCAAAACGACCTTTGTAAAGCCACACATAACGATATTTACCGTTACTTTTTTGACTACGGAATCCAATCGCAACATACGGCGCCACGTCATCAGCATCTTTGACGAGAACACCATTCGATATCGTATGGCCAAGAAGTGCTGCTTGAACTGACAACGGAAGGTCTTTTGCCTCAAGTTCAACTTCGATTTCTCCAAGCGATGTGACCGTCTCGGATGGACCGTCATCTGCATAGAGAGTCTGTGTATCGACCTTTGGAGAAATCTTCGCATTGATCGCCCCTGCAATCTTGACTGGTGTCTGATAAGCAACACCCGTCGAATCATCCTTCGTTAAAATCGCATAATAAAGATCACGTAAACCTACTTGCACTCCTGGCATAATTCTATTCCTCCCTTTCTTCTACATAAGAAAACCGGAGCACCTTGTGATAGATTTTGGTGTCCGGTTCATATAGCTCGGTTTCGGTTGTCCGGCGAAATCCCGTCGCGGTCAGTAGGTCTTTGACCTGTTGAACAATTGACGTATAGTCACCTTTTGACCACACATCCACTTGTATGAAATGCGCTGTTTGCTGTTCTCCATCGTCTGCATTGAGCGCTGAGAATTGGTTATACTCAAAGAACGTGATATAGGTCGTTGCTGGGCCGTTGTACGTTTGAAATGCAACAGGAACACCTATGGGCTTTAATGTATCGAGAATCAATTTGTTCAGACTCATAGCCCTAACCCTCTACGAATGACGTCCGACATTTTCTGCTGCACTTGCTCTTTGTTTTCTTCAAAAGCCGGCTGCAAAAAAGGTCGCGCTGCCATCTTCGTCGTTCCGAATTCAAGAAAAAGACCGTAGAAACGATCCCGATCCGGTCCGATATCGACAGTTCCATCTTCTTTCACATCAGAAATAACGATGTTTTCAGCAAGTTTTCCCGTGTCTCGTGGAGCTTTTTGCGAAGCCGCTTCCTGAACCACTTTTGCACCCGCCATAAGTGCCTCTTGTTTGACTTGCTCAGCCTCGTTCCCCAACGTTTCCAACTTCTTTAACAACTCTTGCATCCCCTCTAATTTAAAGCCCATCACATCACTTCCTTCGCGACAATCGTCATCGTGACATTACGCTCATCGTCATTGATGACAGAGAGAATTTCAAACATCCGACCCTTGTATTTGATGCGCATGTCTGGATTGATACCTGTTGCATACCTAATGACGAAACGAATTGTATTTTCGTTTTGGGTTGTGGCGGCCTGGTAATATTCACGCCCTTGAAGCGTCTTTATCATTGCCCAGACAGTTTTTACGTCAGTCCAATCTTGTACAGGAAAACCATTTTCGTTCGTGGTTTCGCTAAAAGATTGAAAGGTAATACGGTGACGGAATAAGCCTGGATTCATGATGTGTCACCGCCATATGTCAACTGCATGAGAATACTATTGATGATGGGGCGTATTTGGTCGCTCGCCTTTCCGATCATTTCCCTGTTTTCGTACCAGTCAGAGATGAGCGTCATGCAGAACAGCTTAGCCAGATGATTATTTTCGTCATACTCAACGCCTGTCGCGTTTTTAAGATACGTTTCCGCCGCTTTAATCAACGTTGTCAATAGCGTGTCATCCTCGCTGAAATCAATCCGCAACCAATTTTTTACCTCGTCTAAAGAAACGATCATTCTTTCACCTTCGTTTCTTTAGACTTTTTCACTTCCTCCGCGTATCCGAATCGAATGAGTTTTTGGGCAAGTTCTTTCGGTAAATCTGCTGTTTCCCCGGTTTTTAAGTCGTATCCTACTCCGATACAATCAATTAACACTTTGACTTTCATGCCATCACCTCTTTAACAAACAAGAGGGCGTAAACCCACTTGTTATGCCAACGTAACTTCGCCGTACACGAATGCCTCGTCATCGCGCAATTTAACTTCTTCGCGTTCAATCGCACGCCATAAAGTAACGTCAGTTTGGAAGGCATCCATCGCAACATCGGACGACATAATTTCTGTTGTTTGACGATCAAACATTACGACACCTTCTTGAAGGTCGCCAATGATAATCGGCGCTTTACCGTTCGTCGTGTCGCTCGGCAGAACTTTATTCGATACCATTACGACCGGAACGCCAAATAGTTGTTTGCCTGTCGGTGAGGAAACCGATGGTTGCAACAGGTAATTTCCGTTGGCGTCTTTTTGAGTATCCAGCCAGTTGAAACCATCTTGGTTTGTGATGACACTCGATGTATATCGAAAGACAGGATCCAATTGAACGTTTAAAACTGCTTTAATATCATCTACATTTGCGATCGCTGTTTTCGCTTTACTACCTAACACGGAAAGGATGAGTTTGTTCCGAGTGACGCGGGATTCATCGCCAATCCAACGAATTAGAGTGTTTACGATTGCTTCCGTGCTATCTTTCAATAGCTCATTAGTAACACGGAAGAAACCGGCGTACTTTTTCACTTGATACTGCAAAACAGTGAATTGCGGCGTTGCCTTCTCTGGAATTTCTCCGTTTTCTGGTATCTCAACAAACCCGGTTTGTTGTGAACGCTTTTTGAAAACGCGAGAACCGCTCAATGTCGTCACTGGTTCAACCAAAATCAAGTTTTGTAAAGCGTCTTTGCTTTCACGCAATTCATTGATTTTCGTTTGAATGTCCTGCGGCACCGTGTAGCCACCATCTTGCCCGCTACCTTCACTCATGGCGTTGCGGAATTTCGTACGGATGTGGTTGACGAATGCTTCAACCTCGTTTTCTTTTACTTGTACAGTCGGTTTTAATGGTTCTTTATTCTCGACTTTCTCTTTTTCTTGCTCATACAAGTCTTTCGCAATATCAAACTTTTCTTGCAGTGCGACAATTTCCTCTTTCAGCTTTTTGGCTTCCTCAATTTTATTTTCAGCTAACAATTTGCGGGCTTCTTCCTTCTTGTTGTTAATCTGTTCTAATAGTTCGCGTAATTCTTTCGGCATGTTTGTTTCCTCCTTTTTTGTTTTTGTGCAATAAAAAAGGAACTAGATTAAATCCAGCTCCAAAAGTAAACGTTCTTTTTCGTCTTGTTGCTGTTGTTTGCTGACAATTTTCATGATGTCCTGCATAGACCGATTTGCGCTGTTGACAATCGCCAGCCGGCTAAACGCCGCGACATCCGTCACCTCTGGCTTCCCGTCTTGGTATAGGATGCCGTCAGCGAATCCTTCTTTCACGGCGACGTTGGCACTCATCCATGTTTCGTCGTCCATCATTTGCGAAATTTTGTTCCGTGAACGGCCTGTTTTTAGTGCATAGGCATTCACGATGGATTCTTTAATGGTGTCCAAGATGTCCGCGACTTTCCGCAAATCATGCATATTCCCGTAGGCAGCTGTTAAAGGGTTGTGAATCATCATCACCGCCATCGGGCTCATCAGCACCTCATCGCCAGCCATCGCGATGACAGACGCCGCACTCATCGCCTTGCTGTCAATCTTGACAGTGATCTTACCATTGTGCTCCTTCAATGCGTTGTAAATGCCAGCCGCCGCAAAAACACTACCACCGTAGCTGTCAATCCATACGGTGATGTCTTTGCCTTTATATTGGCTTAATTCCTCTTTAAATGCGTTCGGTGATGTCGATGGCATCCCGAACCATTCATATAACCACGCTTCGTCATCGTCTACAATGTCACCTTCAATGCGAAGCTCCACGCTCTCTGGTTCGGTTTCAGTCGCTTGGTTGACGATGAATTTCCAGAACGGCATCAGCCCTCACCTCCTTTCCCATAGTTGGCGCCAAGCATACTCAACGGAATATAGTTCCCGTTGGCCATCAAGTTATTGCCGTAGTCATCAGCAGGCATGTCCAAGTAGTCGCGCGCTTCGTTAGGCGTCATGATGCCGTTCTGCACCGCGATCGACAAACTGTCCATCTGCGTCTTAATATCTGCCCGTAGGATGACGTTGACATTGAACTTGAAATAATGCCCCTGGCTGATAAGATCATTAGAAAGAATTTTATAGGTGATTTCTTCCTCGTACTGTTTCAGCACATAGAGAAGCGTATCAACATAAAAAGCCAAGTTCTGCGCTTCTGCCGACGCATAACTTGACTTTGTGTAATCGTTAATCTGATTCGGTTTGATTCCAAACGCCGCTGCAATCTGCAACGCTGTGTATTTTTTTAGTTCGAAGAATTGGCTGTCGGTCAGCTTAATATCTAGTGGCACCAACTTCATTCCCAATGGTACGGGGATAATCTTCCCTGCATTCTGAGAACCGCTTGCAAACTGCTCAAAGCCTTTCACAAGGCGGTCTCGCGCTTCTTGGTTAAGGTCGCCGGTATATTCAAGGACGGCCTTTCCTGTTAGCCCCGTTTTATAGAGGTTGTTCATGAATTTTTGACTTTCTAGTGCACCGTCAACCGTATGTTTCAGTACATCCCGGACAGACAAGCCAGTGATGCCATCGAATGTAACGGACGTTTTAAAATGGAGAACTTCGTCGTTTCGGAAAACGTACATTTTACCGTCGTGCGGGTCATTGTACCGATACCATATCGCGTTCTTTTCGCCCAGCAAGCCGCGATCATCCACCACAATCGTGACGTATTGACTTGGCAAAATCCATAAGGCTTGCAACTGCGGTCCGCTATATTGGCACCACACGTAGGCGTTGCCGTAGTGATTCCGGTTCATCTCGACGGTTGACCAAAAGACACTGCTTGTCATATACGGGTTCGGGCGCAATTTCAATAAGTTATACAATTCCTCACGGTCGCTTTTCACAATGCCCCGCTCTGTCTTCTGATACATTTTAAGGGGTAACTTCCCTAAACTCTCGGACAAGATTTTTAAACAAGCGAAATATGTTGCCTCAGACAATTGGTTTCTTGGTGTGTCTGGGTCAACACCAAGCCACTGTAATAAGAGCGGATTGGTCATGTCCACCGTCTCATTTCGCGGCCGGAAAAATCGCGTCAGACGACTCCACCATCCCATGCCCTCACCTCCTTACCATCCCATCATTTTGAGGTATTCTTCTGTCACCTTGTTAATATCAATATCATTCGCCCGCGTCATTGCCCTGACCATGGCGTTGATAACAGCCGCTAACGGGTCAATGCGGTTAGTCGATTTATCTTTATCCAGCATGATGTTCTCGTTGTGATCTTGTCGCACAACAGCATTCCCGACTGCCCAATTTAACACCGGGTTGTCATCGTGGACGATTTTACCCGATAACACCAGCTCACGGAAAAACTTCGTCGGTTCGGATAATGTGCGGATGCCTTGGCGGATTTCCACCATTGTGTAGCCTTCCGCTTCCATTTCTTGCGCGAAGTGCGTGGCGTTGTATGGGTCGTAGCAAATCTCTTTAATATCCCAAAGTTTTTCCTCTGCCAACCTTTGAATATAGGTTTGGATATAATGATAATCCACTACCGCACCCGGTGTGACGGTGATCCATCCCTGTTTCACCCACAAGTCATAAGGAACTTTATCCGTCCGACGCTTCTCGGCAAGCGTGTCCTCTGGAATAAAACTATGAGACCAAACATAAAAACGGCCTTCCCCTAATGGGATAACACCGCTGATGCTTGTCAAGTCGATCTTTTTAGACAAGTCCACGCCGATATAACATTCTCGGACATCTAGATCAATCTTTTCCTTGACCGCACATGCCCGCCATTTATCCAAAGGCAAGTAGCCGTTGTCTTTTTGATCTACCCATATATTCATGTTCTTCGTCAAAAAACTCCGCATTTTTTCAGGCACATCTAAAGCTGTTTGCAGTTCGCTTCGCAGAAAATTCATACCTTCCTCATACATCGCCACAATCGGGTTGGCTTTAATCCAATTCCGTTCGTCTTTTATGTCGTCGTCCTTGTCCAATTCACAAATCATCACGAAGTATTCCTCATTCTCGATAGAGGAGTTGGGATCAATCACCTTTGACACATATTGGTATTCCGTATAACAAGGCGACACTAAATTAAATCCCGCCGTCGTGATGATCACGATCAGCGGATTTTTTCGGGCAACCATGCCGGAGACAAGGACGTCATAAATCTCGCTTGTCTCATGCGTGTGGTATTCGTCGATCACCGCAAGGCTTGGGTTTTTACCATCCCCTGTCTTCCGCGCTTCCTTCGATAACGGCTGAATGATACTGCCGCTTTTCTTGTGACGAATACGGCCGTAGGAATCGGTGTACTTGCCGTTTAACAGCGAACATGACTGAATTTGTGACAGCACCTCGTTGTATACGATGCCGGACTGTTCCCGCCCCCATCCAGCAATATAAACTTCGGACTGCTCTGGTGACAAGAAGCATTCGTAACTGGCGATTAACGCGAGAAGTTGAGATTTTGCATTTTTCCTGGCAAGCTGGATGTATGCTTTTCGAAACCGGCGCAGGTGATTTTCTTTTCGCTTCCAACAAAAGATGTTGCCGACGATAAACAATTGAAAATCGGTCAACTCAATCGGCTGGCCGGCTAATATGCCTTTGGTGTGTTTAAACATCCGTGCCCAGCGATAAAAGCGATACAATTCCTCACCGTCGAAGTAGTAAAGGAAATCGTCGTCTACGATTTGCTCAATGTCGTTTAAGAACCGCTCACAAGCCCACTTATGCTTTTGACATGCTGTGATACGGCCATCCACAACATCTTGAGCATAATAAACAACCCGCTTTAAAAGCTCATCTACCATTTAACATCACCTCATTACAGTGCGTCGCCAAAGAGTTGTTCCTCCTCGCTCTTTTGCTGATGTTCTTCTGATTTTGGAATCGCCAGCTTTGCCCGCGCAGCCGGAGATAACCCAAATTCAGATGCGATCGAACGCATTTGCTCATACAATTGTTTTTTCTTTGTGAGCAATGGATGAGGTACCTTGTTTGTTTCTGCAGCCTTGTTTGTATATTCCACCATCAGCCCTTCTTCTTGGATGATTTGTGTACACTTAACATAGTCCGAGTATGCGTCACAGTATGCCGCTAACGCGTTTACATCAACATTCGTAAGCAAATCCAATTCCATTAACTCTTTTGCAATGCGCTTGAACTCTTTTTTGGCTACATCATCAAGCCAGGAGGGTGGTTTGATTTTATCCTTTTTCGGTTTCAGCCGCTTCTCCGTTTCTAGTCGTTGTTCAATTTCCTTTTTTGTCAGACGGTTTTTGTTTCCTTCGAGCAAATGCAAGTGGATCGGCTTTGCGTTTCGTCCCATTTTCCTTCACCTCCCATTTATCCCCATTTACGAGAAAAAACGAATTTTGTGCACGCCGAGGGGCCCGCGCGGTCCATAGCCGCCCGGCTAAAAATTTTTGACCCGCCCCTCCCCATATCGTTGCTTGTCTTCGGCTGTTTTCTTGTTGTGACAAGCATTACATAACGACTGTAGGTTCCCCAATGATAGTCGTAGTGACCAATCAACTCTAATAGGAATAACGTGGTCAACAACCTCAGCTGACGTAATGCGATTATTCCGTAAGCAATGCTGACACAGATAATTGTCACGAACCAACGCTACCTGTCGTACTCGCTGCCACTCTTTACTGTGGTAAAACTCACGAGCCTTCTGATCGCGGAGATGTTCGTCATAGTAACGATGGCGATGGGATTTGTCTTGCTGTTCTTTATGCTGGTGATCTTGGCAGTATCGACCTTGTGTGAGGTTTGGGCAGCTAGGAACGGCGCACGGTTTCAATGGCTTAGCTGGCATATTGTCACTACTCCTTGTCTTAAAAGAAGTGCTTCAGCTTTTCATACAACTCATTTGGCTCTCCTGAAACAATAAACGCCAGCTTTCCATCCACACAAAAGCCAACAACCATGCAGCCATCTGTCTCAGCGATAACGTGCCAGATTATATTCACCTTTAAATCCGGCATGGTTTTCCCTCCAAATAAAAAAGCGCCCAAAAAGGCGCTTAATTAATTTTGCTAAAATCGATATTTTCATCAGCTCTTCGTTTCTCTTTTATAAAAGTTACATTGTAATAAAAGTCTTCAAGCGGAATAAATAAACCATTGTTTTGAGCAAATTCCTTTAGATCTCTATGTGTTCCGTGCTTCCAGGATATTACTTCCACATTAAACCCCATATTCTTTATTAGTTCCAAATCATTTAAAAACCCTTTACCCAACTTCTTTCCGGCTCCATCGCCTGTCAATACAACAAATGTGTGATCATGTCCATTGTTTTTTACAGCTTCTCTAAACATTGAAACTTGAAGTGTTTGGTCAACTCCCACTTCTTTATTTGAAGCTGAGCGTTCAAGTAACTCTAACGTAACGCCTAATCGTCGAACGTGACCCCATAAGTTAGAATTTGGAGGAATACTTCCTACAACATAAGCACTGCCAATCGGACGATTCCTGTGCGCCAATAAAAATAAATTTTTAAAATAGATTCTAAATAATTTTTGATCTTCCTCTGGTTCAAACTCCTTCATTACATGGTTGCGACCAACAATATGAATATTACTATTATCCCAAAAAATGTGAACCTTGCACATAACACCTCTCCTTCCGTCTATCCAATACGACAAAAGGAGAGTTTTTCCTACATCATTCTTTCGTCAAATCTCGACAACATATATACATGTTTTCACCTCAAATAAAAAACGCCACCCGATCGGGTGACGCTGATCCAACATATCTCACGCTATCATCATATCATGTCTGACACAAAATAATCTGTCATCTTTCTGCCAAAAGTCTGCCGTTTTTCTGCAAAAAATATAAACACTTAAATCCATTAAAGTTGTTTAAAAGAACAAAACCCCTTAACACAAGTTGGTTAAGGGGTTTTTGTTATTGTTATGTATGATTGGCCGCTGATTTCCGGGTTCAGCGAGCCGAAACCTTTGCAGGTCCCACTACTATAAGTAGAGGACAATTTTATTATATATAATGGATATATAAATGTCAATAAACAAAATGAGTTGGCATCCTCCATATTTCTTCTTGTATTAACTTGTTTAAATTATCATCTGTATCAACAATAAAGGCAGTAACAAAGAAACATTTATCAAATTTACGATTAAAACGCACTATAACTGCATACCTTTCAGGAACTACAATTGACACCCGTCTTGAATGATCTGTTTTTTTCTTTTTGTTGTCGTAGCCTGCATATATCTGAAGAGATGGATCTTGCAAAACCTTTTTTATCCAATTCATCCTCTTAGCTCTTTCAATGTCAAACTGGCTCTTATCAGCTGAACGACGATCTACACTTTTGAAAAAAGCGTGGGAAAATCTATCCCGATCAAAATATACCGGTAGTCCATCATGAGTATAGATTGGATTACTACAATAATTATTAACGTAGTAATCAAAATATTCCTGCTGGGTGCGCAAGTTTAAAAAAGGTGCATACATTCTAAGTTTAACCCCTCAAATTAATTTTAAACACATTGAATTTTCTTTCTGATTTAGGTGTAGCGTAAATTTCATGCCCCAGCTTTTTCTCTATATACTCGACTACCGATAATTTTGCATTACTACTTTGCAATCGATGATACTTGTACCCTACAGCTCCAATTAACACATCAGCTAATTGTATTAACAAAGATTGCTTTGATTCGATAGCCTGAACATCACCTATATTCGTATTTGCAGACCTTTCCAAAACTCTTTCGAGAGTATGAAGCCTATCAGGAAGCTTATTTTTTTTATGATCTAGATAAATCCAATAAGTCTCCTTCGAATTTAACCAGTGAACCAACAATTGATAGTAAAATTTATAAAATCCCAACTCACTATCAGAATCGTGATACTTAGATAAATTAACAGTTGTTCCATCCACAACAATACAACGAAATCTAATAGGATGTAAGAAAAATACATCGATTAGCTCTAGAAAAAAATCAACCTTAGAAGGACTAACAGTATTCCATTTGTATTCGCCATAAACATTATGTTTATTTTTTAATTGCTTTATCGAATTTTTGATATCTTCACGGATATCATAAGGAACCCAAATTCCACCTAAAATCATATATCGGTCTTTGCTTTTTTCTCCATAAATAACCTCAGGTCTACTTTCATCACAATAGACTTCGATCATCCTTTATTCCTCCACTACAACATCAACAAAATTCTATATTATTCTACAATTTTAGCATCATTTTTTTACAATTTCTAGAATAAATTTCTCAAAAATAAAAAACACCCGTCAAGGGTGCTTTTACTCTTTATAAACCTCTATCCTCAAAATAAACGCCAATTTGTAGAAAGCCCTAGCTTTCATGCGATAATACTGCCGTTCAGACATTCCCATGTCGTTATATAGCTCATAATCGTACAGCATCTCATCGTTCAGGTATCGCTTCACAATCAGCTCGCGTTCTTTTCTATTCAAACGGTTCACACCACGACAAATCCAATCGATGTATTTTTCTCGTTCGCGTTCAAAATCCACCTTGTCAATCACTGCTGATTCTGTAGATGAATGAAAAGCATTGGTGTGAGCAGGAGGAACAAGTGAATATGTGGCTGTTACCTTTGGCAATCGCTCCTCTGGAATCGTAAGGAGATAAAACCGATATTTCTCCAGGGCAGCTTCAACGGCTTCCTTCGTTTTTTCACGATCGATTTCTGGGAGCTTAAACGACAACTGCTTTACCACTCGGACCCCTCCCGGTATAATAGGTTTGAGGACGATATTTTACCTTCATCCTTTTTTTGACCGGGAGAGTCCGGTCTTTTTTAATGGCATTTATGGCAATAGGTTTTTCCGCCGACGACTCCCCATCCGTTTGCCTTCATCTCTGCAATAGCTTCTTTCTTTGTTTTTCCGCGGGGCGCTTTGAAATCGGAAGTATACCAATTTCCACACTTGCTACAACAAGCGTCATAAAACTTAATAACGTCCATAGATACCACCTTTACTTATCGGTTTCTGCAGCGGGTACAACCGCAAAGTCCTAAGCTCCCATCGGCCGGGAAAAGTCCGGTCTTTTTTATTTAGACCCGGAGCTTATGCCTTGCAGTTCTGCGTTTCTTTCGGATCATACTGATTCACAAGCTTGTACCCTTGCAGCTGATACTGTTTGACTTTCCATCTTCGTTTCGTTCGAATTTCATTGTGTGTTTTCGGATGGCGCAAAATATAGATCATTCGGTTCCCTCCTTTCCCTCATAAACTCCAAAAAATGTTCACGAATTTTACACGCTGTCTTTCCACCGATCCCCGGTATTTCTTCCAACTTCCCAAGCCACTCCAGCATCAATTGCGTGTCTAATTCGTTTTGCCGTTTGGCTCCTGCTTCAAATCCTCGATTCCATGCCGCCATGATTTCTGGACGAAAGGGAGAAGTTGTTTTCTCCCTCTCACGTTTGATTTTGCGTAGTGTTTTCCCCACCTCACATCACTACCTTCCAACCTTTTCGGATGCGGCTATCAAGCTCGTATCTTTTCAGTGGTTCATATCGATAGACAGCTTGTCCACCCTCACGTCGATACAGCAGATACCATCTCAGCCGGCGCTTACGCTTGCTCATGACTCGTATACATCCTTTTGTAGTTTTTGGAGAGCGTATAGTCTCAGTGCTCGGAGCTCTCGCGTCGCATCTGCCCAGCCTTCTTCGCTCCTATCTTTCCGTTCGCGCAGCTCGTTGACTAGCTCTTTCAGTCTTTGTATTTCATTTTCGAGAACAAGGATCTCTTTATGCAGCCGTTCGTTTTCTGTCATTGCCTCTTCAAAAAGCTCTTTCCGGTGATCTGCTTCCCGTTTCAACTGTTCACACTTGTCGCCATCTGCCCCAATATTCGCTTTTAATTTCTCCAGTTGCCTCTTCAGCTCATCCCGTTCCGCCACAACTTCCTCATACTTTGTGTATGCGATCACTTTTGGCTTTTGTTGTTCCATCGTATCCTCTCCCTTCAAAATATCTTCAAGCTTTTCGCCGTTTTTATATCGATCAAGTTGTTCCGGTGTCAGCTGATACGTCCGCACTGTCATATCAATATTGTGCGGGCGGTTGCCAAAACGAGGCGGGCCTGAACGATACGGCGAAACCCTCGTGATGGCCGGCATCCCGTTCACCTCACTTCTCATCTATCGGTATGATTGTGATTTCCACTCTCGGCGTCTCGCTGTACCATTTGGAAATATGTAAGTCCACCACCTGGCTGTCATCTTTCCAAATAACGTTTTTGAGCGCGTCTTTGACTCCTTTGACGTAGTTGTCGACATCCGGTTTGCTTGTGGGACGCAGCTGGCCGGCCTCGGCTGCGGCTTTTTTCTTTTTGCTAAAGCTCTTCAAAATAGGTTTGTACACCTTAACCTCAAGGGAAATCGGTCCCTCAATCAATTGTTCCGGCCGATGTTTCGATGCAGCCAATTTCAAATAATGCTTGAAATCTCGTGATTTCTTGGGATCATACATCCGAACGCGGCCATTCACCGTCGTCGCCCTTGGCCGTCCCTGCGCCACGGGCTCGCCATACACAATGAACTTGATCATACTCATTCCTCATCCAACCTTTGCACGTAAAATGGTTGAGCATATTGCTCTTGCAGCTGGCACCGTTTCTTGTTTTTGTACGGGTGTTCGAAATCAATTTTTCTGATGCAATAGGTCTGTGTGATCGTCGTCTTTCGTTCCACATTCGAAACATGTATGACGCATGAAGTTCCTGTGAAGTGTTTACATGTCGGACACACATCCGGGTTGTATCGAACGGGCATGTTCTCGTACTCTACAATTCTTGTTTGTTTCATTTCGCCCCCTCCAATGCTTGTCTGGCTATTTTCCCATAGTCTTTCATAACAGGCGATTCAATAACATCGGCCATATCGTAAGTTACTTCGTATTCGTGGTTTTTTTCGTTTGCATAAAATTCGAGTGCCTTTTCATACCGTTCAATTTTGGCCTGTGCTTCCGCTTGACGCTCTAAACTTCGCAACACTTCGATCACTTCGCGTTTTTCTTTGTTTTCTAAGTGGCTTGCCAGTACACACCCAACCGCTATATTGATTGCGCGGTATACGTCCATGTGTTATCACCTCGCTAGGCGCTTTATTTTGCCCTGTACGTCGTTTTTCTCGCTGTGTGGTACTTTCCTATTACCCTTGCAAGAAAAACGCCGTATGAGCCAAAATACGCGGTTTACGAGCGTGTTAGTTTTTGAGTGGCCAGCAACCTTCGCAACGTGTAGTAGTCCAAGTCATAGACGGATGTGCCTTCATACTCCGTGATGCCCATATCCAGCAGTTGTCGGATCATCATTTGACGTTTGAGCTCCTGAGTGAGTTGAACTTTTTCATAGAGGATGCCCAACGCGATCACCTTCTTCCCAAACAATATCCTCTGTGATCCCCAATCGTTCACACGCCTCCGCCAAACGTTTGCGCCACTCCTGAAGCTTGGTCTCCTCTTTCTGTCGCAACCTCTCCGCATACTCGCAATCGCACGCTGTCACCAGCCATGCTCCGTTCATCACTCTTGTGTATCGCCGCCCCGTTCCGTCGCATTTCACGCACATGGTTTATGCCCCCTTTAACCTGAAATCCTCCCCCTCAACCTCGAGGAGATACGGGCCGCACATCCCGAATAACCGACTCGCTGCCGCAAAACCAATCTTTTCACTTAACGTTCCTTTGTCCTCATTACTGCTAAACAGAATAGGTTTCTGACTTTTATAGCGCTCGTTGATAATCTGGTAATAGAAGTTCTCTTTGGTCTCGCTCCACTTGGCTTTTCCGATATCATCCCAAATCAATACATCCACTCGATTGGCACTCCAAAGCAAGCCGGCCAATGTCTCACCCTCATCGTCAATACGTTTAGCCTGCACGAGCTCGTCCATAAAAGCTATGTCTGAAACAACAAGCGTGCTATACCCGTGTCTCATTAGCCACTTCGCTGCGGCAATTTGAAGGTGCGTTTTTCCTAACCCAAAACTGTTGTGTTTCGCTTTCGCCTCCGATCTTGCAGCGCCTGGCAACTCCCGAATCCTTTGTTCTCCAAAAACCGCAATGAAACCAAGATTGTATTTTGAACCACCTGTTTTAAAGTTTTTTAAATATTCAATTGTGGTATGATACAGACGTTTCTGCACATCGCTTTTTTGAATGTAATTATCAAAACGAGCGTTTTTAAACTCTTCTGGAATAAGAGCGTTTTTAAAACGAGCTCTTAATCTTTTCTGCTCGAGGCACGAACATTCACGGGCAACGTCATAACCTTGTTCATTTTTGTAGATGATGTACCCATTGTCCTTGCATCGAGGACACTCATACTCACCCGCCCCACGCTCGTCTGGCTGCTTCGAGTTCTCTAAGTGCTTGCTCATATGACTTGCCTTCTTTTGCAGATCGGCTAACACCTCGGCGATGCTTGTGAATCGTCCCTCCATCCGTACCCTCTCCCTCTTTTTGCTCGTGATATTTGCTTAGCAACACTTTGCGCACGTATTCGAAAGAATGGATCTCGTCACCGTTGAATTTTGGTTCATACTCGTCAAACACTTGGTCGATCAGTGTAAGGATGTCATCCAGCGGAATCTGCTCCTGCAAGAGTTTTTCTATGGCCGCTTCGTCTTTAGGAGAAAGCGATAGCCCTTTTCCTCTGCGTTGGATATATCTGTTAGCAATCAGTTGGAATGATTGAACATGGTCGTTGCCTATATCATCATCAATATTTTTATTTAAATCTTTATTTATATTTTTTATTTCTTGGTAAGCGAATTCGCTTACTGTAGAGTAAGCAGTTTCGCTTACTGTAGTGTCAGCGTTTTTGCTTACTGTAGTGTCAGCAATTCCGCTTACTGTACTTTCTTTTGTTGACTGTAAGCGCCATGTATCATAATCCTTGTTGAACGCTAGCTTTCTGGACTTTGAAAACGATCCTTCCTCGGTAATGATAACGATATTGTTTTCGATCAGCTTATCCAGCTCTTGTTTTATGCGCTGCTTATGAATGCCTGTAGCTTCGGCCAAGAAGGATAAGGACATCTCATGATCCTTGCGGTTAAACCCGTAGGTGTATCGCCATATCACTAAGATCAACCGAAATTGAGTCGGGCTGAGCTTGGTCAGCGCCAAATGCTCTAAAATTTCATTTGCGATTTTGGTATATCCGTTCTCAAGCTGCACGTCTGCCAAGCTCAACACCCCCTATTTCTTGACACATATCACATACGACCCTTCAACCCTCACCGGCTTTAAGCCGGGATGGCTGCTTTTGATGTATCCCTTGATGTACTCGATGTAGAGCTTCTTGTTGCCGGCAGCCATCCATTTGTAGCAATGTGGGATTGCAATGCGGTATTCCAACATGATGATTCACCTTACATATCGAAAGGCAAATCTTCGTCACTAATCTCAATTACTTCACCATCGAATGGGTCGATATTATCTGGCTGTGGTTCTGGTTGTGCTACATGTTGCTCTGGTTGCTGCTGTTGTGCTTGTTTTTGCTGCGCCTGCTGCCTTACCGCCTCAAACATCAGCTCGATGCCTTTTTTAATGACTGGATCCGCGCGGTCTTGTTTAAGCAGCCATTCGAGATAGTCTGGCTGTGCTTTGTAAATCTCCTTCAACGTTTTCCCTTTATGTTTGCCGAACGTCAATTTGATTTGTGCCGCATCTTGTGCTGTCATTGTCTCGACTTGCTCCGACTGAATGAACTCCTGCATATCCTCGATGTCTTGCGTGAACACTTCTGACAAACTGGCAAGTGTCAGTGTCGCATCAATCTGTGCGCGTTTCTTCGCCATTTTCAAGCACGTATTCGCAAGTGTGTATGGGTCTTGGTTGACATATTTTCTTTCCCGCGTATTGCAGTGACCGACGCCTTCTGTGATCTTCATTCCATTTTTGTAGATGACGCACCGCACCGTGAAAGCGAAAAATCCCTTGTCGTAGTCCTGCACGCGCTCGATGACCTCGTATTCACTAGTAACTCCGAGCAACATTTGAATTTTTTCTGCGCCAGGCTTTAATAGCGTTGGCTTTTGAGTGCCAGGAATCACACCATAGTCATGGTTTGCTTTCAACGTATTTTGAACGACGACTTGGAACTGATTGATTTTCGCAAGCGTTGATTGAACAGCGCCAATATCGACACTTTCGATGATCGACAGGGAATTGGTTTGTTGTTTTGCGACTAGCTCGGCCATGTCATTCTACCTCCACACCGAATGTGATGGTCTCCGGTTTCACAACGACACCTGGAACAACTTGTCCATTTTCATCGACGACGACTTGCCGGCCATTGGCTTCGACTACTTTCAGCGTCTTTTTGAGGTCGCCCCATTTGACCGATTCCTTGATGAACTCCGTCATGCCGTTTTCTTTGACATGCTGTAAAAGAAGATTTTCGTCTGCTTTTTCCGGCTGTGCTTTCGTTTTACGCGCCTTTGATTTACCATATGGAGTAGAAAGTGTTTTGGCTTTTGGGTCCTCTTGCAGCACTTTTGCATGGTATTCCTGAATCAGCTGCTCGAAAAATTCGATATTCTGCTGGATGGATTTCTTTTGCTCTTCCTCCCAGCGATCAATGCGCTCACGTTCGGCTTGTGCCAGTTGCTCAACTTCTGCCGCTTTAGCTTTGTATGCCGATAGTTTGCGAAAAGCCCAATTTAAACTATCGATGCCAGTGATTTGAAATCGTTGTTTCAGTTCCTCTTGGTTTTCGATTTCTTGCAACTCGAATTCTTGTAAAACGTTCATCTTACTTCCCCTTTCATTTTCATAAAGTTTTGTCGTTGTATATTAAGCTCTAAATATTGGTGATACTGCGCTGCGTTTTTAAACTGAAATATCGGTCTACCAGCTTTATTGAAACTGATTTGTCCACCAACTTTATGCAAACGCCACTGATCGAACTTATCAGAACTGAACGGAATGGTGATTGTTCTTGCCACCTTCCCCACCTCCATTTGATTTTTCTGAGGCGATCCTGTACCATGTAAGTAACGGTTCATAGTTCATAGGAGAATCACCGTTGGCGCCTCGCTCCCTCGGCGAGGCGTTTCTCAAGTTATGCCTGTTTTGGCCGGCCGAATTTGCCGCAATAGTCATAGGCGCACCATACATCTTGGTGAATCATCAAGCCGTCAATAAACTCAATGACATCATCCCCCTCGACAATTTCCCCACCGCACCCCTCGCAATAGCCCACAACGCAAGGTTCTTGTTGCTGAATCGGATGCTTGTTAGAAATGATCGGATTTTCAATCACGCTGGCTCACCTCCTTTCAGTGTTTCAATGCGTTTTCGGATCGCCTGTATGCTTCGTCCTGTTCGGGCAGACAGAACCTCGATCGGTTGAACCCCGTAGTGGTTGAGGATGTAGAAATCTTCCTCCTCTGTCCACCTGCCTGTCTTACCACAAGCGCTGGCCTCTCCGTTGTTGCTCCACAACGGTCTAGCAAGTTCTTGCATACGCCGGCCATGAGGGCATTGTCGACATAATGGCACGTAGGACTCGTTCTTATGTCCGTACGGGCATTGCTGACAATACTTATCCAGGATCTCCAACACTTTCATGCGGATACGACGCTTCTCTGTCTTCGTCAAGATCATCACCTCCTTTCTGGTGCACATCGGCAGGCACAAGAACGCTGGAAAAGGGGGATAGGGAAACAGCGTTCCTGTACCTGACGACAGGCACCAGGCCTGTCATTGTGTCGGGGGATGAAAATGTGTTATATTGTCATTGGGCTGGTTTTTCTACGTTGCAACGCCGCTTTGAGACATTTGCGGCGGATTGCAACTTTTTGTTTTTCTCGCTTTAGGACAGCTACTTCGCCCCAATTCCGACGGCGGCGATGAATCTCAATTTCTTGCACCAATCGCGCTTCCCAGTTTAGAAGATCCATATATTCGTCCCAAGACGGATTCAAATAGTTTGGTGTATACATCACTCATTCCCCTTTCCGATAATCGCTGTAATATTGATTCCGCGTTCTTGTAGCGTCGCGATCAGTTCAGCTAGCTGATCGTGTTCTCTCTTCCGCCGCAGTAGCTCGTCCAGCTCTCGACGACAGCGTCGGTATTCTTCGACCCAGCGATCGGCTTCATCAAACTGCCCATTCACCCATGCCACTCGCGCGTAGTCCAAGTAGAGGCAGCCGCAACCCCATATCTTTTCTGCCAACTCCCGATCTTGCTCAAGGACGTTCATGCTGTCACCTCCTTTCCTTGAGACCAAAGCGTTCCGGATACTTTTCCATCGCCTTGAAAACCGTTCGGAGTGTCAACCGGTTTTCATGGACGATTTTGCCGTCCATAAACGTCAGTTCAACAATGATGTTTCGATCGACATCGAGAAAGCTGATAGCGTATGTCGGTTCCGCTACGGTTTCAAACTCCATGACAGTGGCTTCAATCGGCTGGATATTCGGCTGGCTGTTGTATCGGGCAGAGATCTCATCAGTAACATGCGACGGCAACTCATCGAACGAGACATGTTTGACTTGCATCATCATTCACTCCTTCTCCCAATTTTTCGATTAGGCGCCACTTGATCCAAATAGGTCGAATTTTCTTCAATCCAGCGAAACACCTGATCGCGAGGATACCGGGCGCGAATGTGCGTGAGCTTTGGAAAGCCTGGAATATCGGTTAAACTGCTTACCGTGGAAAGCTGGACCTGGAAGATTTCTGCTAAATCTTTCCTAGTGAGGACTGGAGGGTAGCTATATCTCTTTCGCCCTTCCTCCACCCCCAACTCATACGCTTGGCGGACGAGATCCTTCACGTATTTATCAATGTCGGGAACCTGCACCACCATTTGCATGACAACTTCCCTTCCTTTTTTGCAGGAATTTCCTCCTTCCTTGTCGAATTAGGACGATGGAAGGAGGTGAGAAAATGTATTTTGTCATTGAAAGAGCCTCAAACGGTCTTTACTACTTCGTCATTAAATCCGGGAATCACGAAGTAGTAGCTACAAGCGAAACTTACTACTCTAAAGAGAATGCAAAAAGAACTATTGAAGCAATTAAACAAGGAGTAAACCCAAATTCTCGAGTGATTGATAACACTTAAATCTTTCCATTAACTTTGTTACTTAATGACAAAAGTTGTGCTGCAATTTCTTGCAATTGTTTAGCAATCGTTTCAGCCGTCGTCCCCTCGGCGGCTTTCTTTTCTAGCTCGGCAACGCGCTGTTCCAATTCGGCTAACCGTTGTTCGATGTTCATTTCTCCTCACCCCCTTTCACGCTGTTTGGTCTTTCTTTAGCAACAACCGAAATGTTTCTTTCCCACGTGGGGTAATCAACGTTTGCACATCGGCCTTCCCGTTTCGAGCGAATTCTTTCAGTTTGAATAGTTCTGGCACATACTGCGCATATGGTTTCAATTTTCCTTTTTGATCTCTGTAAACAAATTTGTTATCGAGGAGCCATTCGATGAAATACCGTTCTTTCACCTCAAGCTCTTTGGCTGTATCTCTAAAGTTGGTGAGTAGATTCCGATCAACCAAGGCGTCAAAATAGTCTGCTTTCGGCTTCATCGCCGCGATCTGTTCATTTTGCCGGCGCACGGTTTCCAACACACCACGAAACATCAGCTTGGTCTGCTCATCGGCAAATGGAAGATACGTATTGATGAACATTTCATCGTTTGAGACATAGCCGCCCGTTTTGCGGATGGTTGGCAACACCTCTGCGGTTACCCAACGCTTGAACTGCTTTGCCTTTTCCTTGATCTCTGGGTTGTTTCCTTGCTTCGCTGCGCCGAAGATTAAGCTGTAAAGACCGGATTCGTTAATGAATTTTTTGTTTTGCTTTCCGCCCGAAGTAAGGACTGGATGGACCGTCGAGTCCTCTTCGTCAACGTGATTAGCAATCGCTTTGTGCGGATCGGAAAACGATAATGCCTTTGCCGCCTCTACCCCTCCGAACCACTCGACTCCTCCAACGACGAGAACCGGTAGCTCACCAAACACTTCATGATTGAAAACTTTTGGTGTATTACTCATTTAACTTCCTCCTTTTGTTCCCCATAAGTTAACTCACCAACCAAAAAAATATCATCTGGTTTTTTGTTAAAAACACGAGCGATTTTTACAGCCATTTCATATGAAAGCCCTCTTTTTCCTTGTTCGATCTGCCAATAATACGGTTTGCTAATGCCGACTTTATCTGCCACATCCTGCAACGTCATTCCTTCTCTTTTTCTTATGTTAATCAGTTTTTCTCTCCGTCTGTTCAACTCGTTACCTCCTTTCATTAGTTAACCTTAGGTTAACTTAATTATAGATTAACCTATAGTTAACTGTCAACAGAAAAATTACTTATTTGTTAACTTCATTTACGTTAGCTTTTAGTTAACTTATAATATCTATAGAGCGACTAAATTAGCGGGAGGTTTACAAATGAGTTTCCCCCAAAGATTAAGGATGTTAAGAAAAGCAAAAGGTTTGACACAAGAAGAACTGGGACGGAGAGTTAATGTTACTAAGGTATCAATTTCGGGATATGAGAATGGAAATAGAACACCAGATATGGATACTTTAAAAGCTTTGGCTGATGTGCTGGGTGTAAGTGTTGACTACCTATTAGGGCGAAACAATATTCAATCTGACGACACAAATCTCCCCGCCCTCACCGAGAAAGACGAACGCGACATCCAAAAGGAGCTGGAAAAGATCATCAACGGACTCAAAACAGGAAGCGGTTTCGCTGCATTCGGCGGAGTAGACATCGACGAACTCGACGAAGAAGATCGGGAACTACTGATCGCATCTCTGGAAAACTCGCTCCGCCTTGCTAAGCGCATCGCAAAACAAAAGTTCACGCCGAAGAAATACAATAACTAGTTAAATGCATTCAAAGGAGTGAATGCAATGAGACATTTGGGAAAAGTTTTAAGAGAACTAAGAGGCAACACTTCCTTAAGAGAAGCGAGCAAACGCATTGGCATCAGTCATAACTATTTGCGTAACTTAGAAAAAGGCATTGACCCTAGAACTAAACAACCTATCTCCCCTTCTGTCGACACTCTAAAAAAGATTTCTAAAGCATATAGCTATCCTTATGAAAAGCTTTTACAGATAGCCGGGTATATTGACGACAACAACAAAGAAAGATCCAATATGCCTATTGATTACTCAACAACAATAGGCAAAAGAATTGCGTTATTGCGAAAGAAAAGAGGTCTTTCTCAAGAGGAGTTTGCAAAGAAAATTAACGTTTCACCTTCGACCGTTGCGATGTGGGAGGTAGGAAAAAGAGAGGTCAGATCATCTACTCTCTCTGAGCTAGCTCAATTTTTTAATGTGTCAACCGATTATCTGCTCGGTAGAACAGACGATGCATCACCCGTTTTTCAGCAATTAATCAAACCAGAATTCGGTAGTTACATCAAAGCCTTACGTGAGAAAAAAGGATTTACAGTCAATCAACTAGCTCTATATTCAGGAGTGAGCTCTGCCCAAATATCGCGTATCGAAAATGGACTGAGAGGGATTCCCAAGCCTGAAACAATTAAAAAATTATCTGAGGCACTAGGTCATTCCTATGAAGTTCTTATGAAAGTAGCTGGTTACATAGATAATAGCACCAGAGTAGATAGTCCTAATCATAATCATTGCATCAAGGAAGTGGCTGATATTTTCGGGGTCACAAAGGATTACTTATTGGGAAGAACAGATACACTTGAACCAAGTGTAGAAAACAAACAGTATCGTTCCAAAAACCTACCCTTTGACAAACAAAAATTTGCCGAATTATTAGAGAAAGCAAAAGGAAACAGATCAATAAACCACTATGCTCAAAAATCGGGTGTTACATCTGCTCATATATCAAGGTTACTCAGATGCTTATTAGACAGCCCTCCCGCCCCACAGACGATAAAAAAACTGGCCGATCATGCACACAACGGGGTTACTTATCAAGACCTTATGGAAGCTGCCGGATACATTGCTGAAAACAACATAGAAGCTAGATATGACGTTCAAATCCAACTAGAGGAGATTATGAAAGAACTCAAAAAAGAAAGTAGTCCCATAACTTTTAGAGGACGAGCGCTTAATATGTTAGACACAAAAGATCGCGATCTTCTTATTACATGTTTTGAAAATCTCCTCCGTTTAACTGAACAAATCGTTTGCACAAAAAATGATAAGAAAAACATCTAGGGGGAGCGCTTAATGGCTAATAAGATCAAACAGATCGTAGAGAAATTAGTCAACAAGCACGGCACGAACAACCCCTTTGAGATCGCATCGCAGAAAGGCATAGTGCTGTTGTTTGAACCGCTTGGCGGGACATACGGGTATCATCATACATTTCGCCGGGTTCAGATCATTCACATCAATTCAGAGTTGGACGAGCCGATGAAACGCTTCGTTTGCGCGCACGAGCTGGGGCATGCGGTTCTGCATCCCGAACTTAGCACATCTTTTCTAAGGAGAAACACACTTTTCTGCATGGATAAAGTGGAAAGGGAGGCGAATGAGTTTGCCGTGGAATTGCTTCTGTCGGATGATGTGCTTTATACATATCGCGGTACTGATGCAACCATTTATGAGGCCGCGGCGGCGTATGGAATCCCTAAGGAGGTGGTGCATCTAAAAAATTTTGACTTCTGAACCAAACATATATTCCCACAAAAAGGAGATGATCAGATTGATTATTCACTTGGACGACTATCGTAATAAGAAGAAAAAGAAAACAAACAGCTACTCCATGATCAGCATTCCTGTATTTTCACGAATCACCGTAGAGGATGGCAAACTCGTTGGTGTTTTAGAAAACGGTCAGAAAATCATCATCGAAAACTTAGAGGAGGACCGATAACATTGGCTTCGTTCCAAAAGTATAAAACGAAAGACGGCGAGAAATGGATGTTTAAAATGGATGTCGGGATCGATCCTGCTACTGGGAAGCGCAAAACAACGACACGCCGAGGTTTTAAAACCAAAAAAGAAGCGCAGCTGGCTGCGGCCAAATTGTACGACGAAATAAATAACGGAGGCTACGTGAAGGACACGAATATACTATTCAAGGATTTCGCACAAGAATGGTTAGCAATATACAGCGAGACCGCAAAAATAAGCACCATTCGCGCCAGGAAACATGAACTGGGGCACTTGATGCGTTACTTCGGCAACTTGAAGCTAAAGGATGTTACACGAAAAATGTATCAAGACATGCTCTTGGATCTCAAGAAAAAAGGATATGCTGACAACACCCTAGACGGAATTCATACAACAGGGAGAATGATTTTTAAAAAAGCGATGGAATTGGAATTGATAAACTCTAATCCTACGGAATACGCCAAGGTTCCTAAGCAGAAAAAAACAGTGGAGGACATTGAAAGGGGCAATAAAGACATGAAATTTTTAGAAAAGCATGAGTTAGCCCTCTTTTTGAAAACAGCCCAAGAACACGGGCTGGCTATGGATTATGTCGTGTTTTCGACCTTGGCATACACTGGTATGCGGCTAGGCGAATTACTGGCCCTTCAGTGGAAGGATATTAACTTTAAAGAACATACCATAGCGATTACAAAAACATTGTACAGCCCTAGAAACAATGAAAGATATTATCAATTGCTGCCCCCTAAAACACAAGGATCCATTCGGACCATCAAAGTCGATCCAAATATCATTTCACTTCTAAAGAAGCACAAGGCCGAGCAAAACGAAATCAAATTACAGATGGGAGAGCTATATCACGATCTGGGGTTCGTATTTGCGCGACCAAGTGGATTCCCTGAAGTACCTAAAAAAATTGAACTCAGAATGAAACGGCTGCTGAGAATCGCAAACATTCATAAGCGTGTGACGCCTCACTCCCTTCGTCACACTCATACCAGTTTGCTTATTGAAGCAGGAGTAGGAATCAAAGAAATTCAACAGCGCCTCGGCCATACGGATATCGAAACAACCATGAACATTTATGCACATCTAACAAAAGATTTGGAAGAAAGAGCCTCACAGAAATTTGGCGAGCTCATGAGCGGTTTGATCAAAAACTTATGATTTTCGTGGTCAAAATGTGGTCAAAACAAAAAGAACACCGGGGAAAACCCCAGTGTTCCAACGGATGGGAGGCACTGATTACATCATCCGCCCATGCCATCGGACGGCTGTCTCCCCTAGGCGGCATGGTGCCGAACAAAGATAGCAACGCATCTTTCTTTTTCACCTTTAACGTCACCTCTTGATTTTCTCCATAAACAAACGCGACTTGGTCTCCCGGTTCTGCCCCAAGCACTTCTCTAATTTTCATTGGAATCGTCACTTGATTTTTTGAAGAAAGTGTAGAGTAATACGTGTGTGTTTCATGTGAGGATCGCTTCAT